GGTGATCGCAAGCAACGGCATGGGATGGGAGCACGTTAGCGTTTCGCCCGGCTCTGCACAGCGCAAGTGCTGCCCGACATGGGACGAGATGTGCGCGATTAAGGATATGTTTTTCGGCGAGGACGAGCGCGTTATGCAGTTCCACCCGCCTAAGTCGGAGTACATCAACAATTATCCGTACTGTCTGCACCTGTGGAAACCGGTAGATACGGAGATTCCGCACCCGCCGATGATTTGTGTTTGAAAGGAAGAAAATAATGAACGCAGTAAGTGAAGATGTAAAGCTGCTGGTGGAAAAGGAGCTGGAAAGCGCAAATGAGCGGTTCCCGCAGTTTCACTCGGAGCACGAGGGTTGGGCGGTAATGCAGGAAGAAGCCGAGGAACTGCAAGAAGAATGCGCCAGTATCGAAATGGCAATGGAGCAGCTCTGGCACCGTATCCGTGACGGTATCCCGACGGCGCAGCATGTGGCTCTCGTTGAACAGTACGCCGAAGCGGCGGCTTGCGAGGCAATTCAGGTGGCGGCGATGGCGAGAAAGTACCTTGATATGTTGGAGCGGATGGACGAGTGAAGCAGTACAGCGCGGAGATGCGGCAGTATCTGGACGAGATGCGGCGGTATGAAAATTGGAGGTACGGAAATGGCGAAGAAAAAGAAAGTCAACCCATACCGAATACCGGCGACGCAGGGTGACATAGAAAAAGCCAAACGAGACGCAACGAACACGGCGGTTGCGTCTACATGGGCAATTATGTTTAGCGTTCTACGGGATAAAGAAGGGTACGACTATGACCGATTACGTCAGATATGGGACGAAACAAACTACCTCGCAGACAGTATCGCCCGAAAATACGTTAAAATCGACGATCTGATTGAAGAACTGCGGGAGAATGGAATAGCATTAGCATGAGAAAGAAAAGCGAATGCGCTGGGTGCGCATACTGGCGGGTACTTGGTACAAGCCGAGGCTCTAAGCTATGGGCGTGTCATTATTTAATCGACACGGGGAAATCGCGCGGATGTGAACCGGGTGTGGGTTGCGTCCGCAAGGCGGCGAGAATCAGCCGCCGCAGGCGATATACACAGCATGGTATGGAGGAGGTAGTGGCACACGACGACTAAAGAATGGCTCAGGCGAGGGATTGACCTTGAAAAAACGATCTCTGCACTAGAAGAAGCACGAGTAAGAGCGTGGACGCGGGCGACAAGCGCAACGGCGACGATCAAGGACACGCCGGGCGGCGGCGGTGACGTGACCGCAAACAAGGCGGATGCGTATCTGGCCCTGTCCGAAAAAATACAGAAAGAACAGGAACGGCTTGCGCTGATTAAGGCCGAGATTATCAGCACCACGGCTAAGGTGCAGGATGCGGCGCTGCGGGCGCTGCTGATCGAACATTACGTGAATGGTAGAACGTGGAGAGAGACCGCCGAAAAGATACACTACAACGAGGATCATGTGCGCGGACGGATGCACGTTCGCGCCCTACGGGAAGTGGAGAAGTTATTAACAGATTGTGCATGAATCTGTGGAAAACTTACCACACTATACCACAAAAACTGGTGTTATAATAGTATTGTGATAAAAGCTCGTAAGAGCAGAATCACGGAGTTTCGTTCCTCCATTTTTACCTAAAGTCCCGTTTTAAGCGGTGGGGAGACCTGCCGCTGACCTGCTCCAAAGTCTGCATGAGGGCAGAGG